TTAGACTTTTTTGAGATAATCAGCACATACCCAACCACTTGGAATCTTTGCCCAATCTCCATCAAATTTAGATACAGTGACGCGAGTACCATAATTAATGCAGCCGTCCTTATCATAGTCATGGGCCTTAGCATCCTTAGTTAATTCGTTATGTGTCTTAACTCTGTATTTCTTTCCTGGTCCTGTGCGGACTTTTAGGTCACTAGCAGTAATCATATAAGTGCCTAATGCGTTAGATGTATTTGTCTGTGGCTTAGATGGTGCAGGTGCAGCTGAAGTATTAGTCACCTTAGCATCGTATTTAGGTAAGCCATACCCTCTAATGTATCTGCCGTTAACCTGTAGTTTTCTTCTTCCTACTGCATCGTTCTTATTTCCTTCGATGACGGTAATAGTAGAACCTTCTACTTTTTCGACGATACCTACGTGGTCAGATGAACCTTTGTTATCGCCTTTACCGCTATCCTGCCAGTCGTAGAAGATTACATCTCCTGGAGAAGGTACATGAGAATCATCTTCACACCATCTGCCGATTTTCTTAAATCCATTAATCATCTGATTGCATGAGCATTCAGTCGGAATGATGTCAGTGTAGCCACATTTAATTGCACACGCTGACACAAAAGTAGCACACCAAGAATCTGTATACTTAACTTTATATCCACGTGCTAGTGGCTTGTGTGCATTGTATACGTCAATGATTTTTTTGTGTGTTCCATTTGACTCTTTACAACCTAACCATCCTCTAGCGACATCTAAAATAGTATTTGCAGTTTTTCCCATAATTATTCCTCCTCAAAGTATGCACCAATACCATAATTTGACGCACACATATATTCGATTCTGCACCCTCTTGCTTTGTTCCATCCCTTTAAAAAGTAAGCAACATCGGCAATTGATAATAATTCAATAGATTTACCAAGACACCACAAAGGCGCGCCTCCACCATCAATATAACTATCAATAATTTCAGCATCATCACCGTATAGACTTTTAATTTTTTTGATAGCCTTTTCTCTATTGTGTCTGATTTCTTCTTCAGACAGGCCTTTCATGGGCTGTGAAATAAATATTTTCATCACTAATCCTCCTCATATCTTATAATAGGCGCCTTTGCCTTGATTACATTAATGTCACCTAGTGAGATGTGAAATACATCTCCTGCACTTGAAAAAGCACGGCATTCATAAGAAAGTACATTCTTGCCGATAGTATCTGATGGATCTATCTTTGCAGTAATGACATTATCGTTTACTGATGTCTTCTTTCTTCTTATTTCTTTGCCATCAATAATTACAAGAAGCGCTTTATAATCCGTAAAATTAAAAGGCTCGCCATCAGACGAGCATGTGAATCTGACAAGATGTGTAGTTCCTTCAATCACATCTATGTCGTGCTTATTGCATTTCATTTATCCATCTCCTCCAAAAGGTTCTACCTTACCGATGTCAAGATGTACAGTTCTACTTACTTCAATAGACTCACTATAAACAGATGAGATTGATATATCTATATTCTTATGATCATCATCAATAGATGCATCACAATGATCTGCATTGTTAACATCGATACGTATATGATCGGACAATTCAATGTTGACATCTGTTGTCTGTGCCACACCTTCAGCAGTATAAAGTTCAAGTATGAACCATCCTCTACTCATCCTGACCACACTCCATCACTTGACTTTGCATATATCCTTATGAGATAGTCACCGTCGCCTTTAGATAGTTCCGAGTCTAGAACACTGACCACTCCTGTGCTGCCTGTTTTTAAATCAGTTCCGCCTTCTACAAGTAGCCCGATTCCTCTTCCGGAAGATTCACCGTCACGTGTTGCACGTGCCTCCCACTCTGTCACATCAATATTACAGTGGAATCTGCAGATGCACTCATTTATTCCCAACACCCTAGATATTCGATATTTATCTATACTATCAATTGTTACAATAGGTGCCTCGGCAATTCTATATGTGAGAGTGTAAAGTCCACCTGTAAGCCATACATCTCCTACTGCGGCAAAGGAAGAACCCCAAGCCTCGCATACAATTGAATTGGTTAATGATGTGCCAAATTCAACTGTTATGCTAGCTGTTTTTTTGTATGTATTCCCGCCATTTACTGTAAATCTGACCGCATTGGCATATGTGTAATAGCAATTAAACACGCCAGTGAATTTAGCAGAAACAACAATCGCATTAGAAGGCAAAACAGGAATATCCCATGTCACGTTTTCACGATTGTGTCCACTACCGGATATATGAATTTTTACCATCGTTGCTTCTGCCGTTAATGTATATTCCTGTGCCATAGTATTATGCTACTGACCAAGTACCAACAGTATTCTTGACGAATACCTTGATAATCTTTTCGCCATCACCGCTAGAAGCAAGTTCGAGGTCTTTTCCATAAATCTTGCAAGAGATTGCTGTGCTGGCCTTAAATGTGCCTGTTGCGCTCATATTTGTAGAGCCATTTGCAGCGCCGATTAATGTGCCAGCATCATGCAATGATGATTTAGATGGTACGACTTTAATCTTGTATTCCGTAAACGCTACATCTGAAGTGAAACTGAAAGTTGCAACATCTTTTGGCGATGTCTTAGAAATTCTAGATACATCTGGTCCGATGATAGTAACCGCTGGAACTGATGTGTCTAATGTGATACTAGTAGATGTTACTGCTGTTTCATTATAAACATCATCTCTAACTTTCACATATACAGTTTTTAGTCCATCTCCTGTTGGAAGAGTGATATCTTTAACGTTAGCGAGCGTTTCCCAAACTGCATCTGATTCCTTGGCAATTCCATCGATACCCCATACTTTCATTTGATATCCGTCTGCGGATTCATCAGTCACATTAATTGCAAGTTGAACTGCTTTGCTTGTAGTATATTGAGATCCATTATTTAACTTGATAGTCAACCCCTGTGGAGCAAGAGTATCGAGTGTTAGATTAAAGTAACTTGCCATGATTATTCCTCCACCTTAATACACACATTCTTCTCTTTTATGTATGCGTCTAGATACATTTCCTGTTTATCGCCGTTATATGTGCATTCAAAATACATCCCATCTGAAAGTGTAGTTGATAGTAAAGCCTTGTTATTCTGAAGTGTCTTGCATACCCACACAACATATATATCATAACCCTGAGGCTCTTCTAGATGTTCATCTGTATATCTTCTTACTTCCTCAACTGCAATCTTTAAAAATTCATCGTTGCCCATTATTCTTCTCCTTTTTTAATGGCATTTTCAGCCACTTCTAAACCTTTTGTAAGTACGGATGGTACGTTATCCCCTGCTTCAACGAAATTTTCAAGAATACTGCGTAACTCATTGATAATGAGAGATGCCAAAGTAAACCACCCAATATAGGCAGTAACCGCCAAGTCAATGCCTATAGTCTTACCAATTTCAATGAAGATTGCAGAAGCCAAGAAAGCAACTAAGACCATTAACCAGTAGCCTAGTTTCTTCCAGACGCCTCTCACTCCTTTAGCGCTGTTGTCTTTGCCTGTCAATCTTGATTTTCTAACTCCTGTAATGTAGTCGATAATATTCAAGACTAAAAAACCAATAAATAAAAACCAGTGCGTACCTAATGCAGCGGTTAACACTGCTACAATAGTGCCCCCTACTGCATTAAGAGTGTCCATATATTTTAGCGATGTGTCGTATAATTTCATTTTATTACCTCTTTATTTACATATTTTCTGCAATGATCCATGCATCTAGCTGAATCTGAGTGATGTTCGAATAACTCTGATAATTGTTGTGAGCAGAGTTACACTGCTTGATCTGCATATATAGCTCATTGCTGTTGTTTACATTGAATTTGACAGGAACGTCAAAGAATCCACCGTTCGCATAAATTATTGCGTTCGCATCCGTATATCCCATATTAGGTGCCCTCCAGGGGAACGCATCACCAATGTGAGGACTATATAATTTAAAACCATTTGCTCCGTTGGAGTTAAGATTCTTGACGGCTGTGTCAAACATCAATCTATAAATATTTATATCTCCAAATGATTGACCCCAGATAGTACCAGTGAATGTTCCACCATTCATTTTGACACTCAATTGACGTTTTTCTTGCATGCTGCTTCCTGTTCCCATGAGATATCCTTTTAGATATTCAGCTATACAGTCCAATCCCCACGAATTAGGGTGGATCCCATCAGAACTCATTGTGTCTCTTAAAGACAGAATATTTTCAGCACCAGGAACTATCATATAAGGTTTATCAAAATATGCCGGAATTGTTTTATAAATAGGCATCAATTTATATTTTAGTGCAAACTGATTGTTTCTGTCTTTAAATGCAACCCCAAAAGGCGCGAAATGAACCACCGCATTTGGATATGTACTCTGTACATATGAAATCAATGTATTGATATTGGATTTAACAGTATCGGCCTTATCACAATATGCAAGTTCGTTATACCCTCCGCCAATCAACACATCTGTTACCATCTTTTTATTACCTACCTGAGACTCTACACTTTTAAGAAGAGTCAGATAGTTATTGGATGGATTAGAAAAGGATGCACCACCTTTATGATTGATATAGATGTTGTCTGCAGAGAAGTGACAATTAACTAACTTATTCTTAAGTCTGTCGCACCAACCTGTATAACTTCCATCAGGTGTATAACCGTCTCCATAACTGTCACCAATGAAAATCAGTTTTCTTTTGCTTCTGTTTTCTAGATTCATCTTAGTTCCTACCACCCTTTTTCCATCTCCCGAATAGGCAATCAACCCTTCTTCAATGTTATCATCAGTTACTGTACTGTCTGATATATCAATCAATGTCTTGCCGTTATATATGACTTTGTTGATGCTCATATAACCACTCCTATGCGATTGTTACTGTAGTTCCGCCGGCAGAGTTCTCACTTTCTGCGTATGGAATCGGATTAACAGTAACCTGTGATAAATAGTTATATCCTGCATCAGGCATGATTGTCTGTGTAGCGGTGCTTGGTGTCACTGTCTTCTGCTGAGGTTTAGCACCTTCAGTTCCAGACATAGTACCTTTGATGCCTAGGATTGTTACGCCATCACGAATATTCGTAGGAATAAGTTTAGCTTGTTCTGCTGTCGCAATCTGAACTTTTCCAGACCCATCATGGAACCCCTGTGGGATTGTATATGACTGTGCCTTAGTGGTGATATTTCCAGTAACGGACCCATTGTTCTTCATCGTACCAGTTAACTTAGTACCTCTAGCGTATGCAGTCTTTCCAGCAAGCATTTCAGCGACTGCTACAGTCGCATCGCTTGAATCCACATCAAATGTACAAGTACCAGTGACTGTGGCACCTGTCTTGTCGTGAAATGTTAAATCCTTCAATACTTTGTCTGCTGTCGCAGTATCACCTGTCAAGTCGATTAATGTCTTGCCACCATAAACTACTTTATTTATATGTTTAGTTTCTGCCATGTTATAATTCCTTTCCTATGTATACTGTATTGCCCCCTTCATCGTTGCTAGTCTCGAAGAAGGGAATTTTTTTAACCATTACATCTTTATTGAGAAGTTTATTTTTTGTCTTAAGCTGCTGAGCTATATCTTTAGGTGTTACTGTATAAGCACCAGTATAGATATCAGCATTCTTTATGCCCTGATAGTTTTTTATATCAAGTTTGAACTCTTCAGAACATATCTTCATATCAGCACGAAAAGACATATCTCTTATGACGAATCTAAGAGGTATGTCCTTTGACTTGAATTCTAGTTTAAGGCGCACATCAGATCACTCCATCTTTTAATATTCTTTCAACATATGTAGTGATGATATTAGATGCAACTGCTTCTCCATCAGCTGTAATCGCACGCAGCTGAATCTCAGCCTGATGTTTTTCTTTAAGCTTCAGAGTATCCTCCTGTGACAGATGTACTTCTATCTTGTCACCGCTTAGGCTGCTGCATTCTATCTGTCTATCAATAATAATTCTATTGTCTTGCATGATAGTGAAGTAGGCATACTGGAGAGTATTCACTTCAAATGGAAGTGTACATATTAATGTGGCAGTAGTACCTCTAATCATATGCATCACCTCCTTATCTGAGCATCATGTGGCTACCTGAAAGCCATATTCCTTTAGGAACGGTGCAAGTCTTCATAGAAAATACACAGAAACCATTCTTTTCTCTGGAATATTTAAACCAGATTGGATAATCCGGGCTAACAGAAACGTTAAACATGAAAGCCGTATGTGATTTAAGGACATTTTCTATTACCGAATTGTTACCAAACTTTTCCCCGTCAACAGCCATCGTCATGTGCCAGTCATTCGTTAAAACACCATACCAGCGGAATTCTACATAAGTATCGTTCCATCGTGCTTCTAAAGTTATACCGTTCTTCACATCGATAGTATCTTTGTAAGCAACTGCTCGTGCAGTTTCTACTTCATTCAATTTACTTTTTAAATCGGCGAGTTCATTGTCGAATCTTTCTTGTGAGCCTGTTGAAGTAACATATCCACAATATAAATTATCGTTTCTTAAATCTTTGATATCGTTCTGAGTTAGCAAAGTAGCACCTTTTGAAATTTTAACAACCGCAAGAAACAACTGATAAACTGATTTCGTGCGAGTTGGAACAGGGTATTTTGAATCTGTGCCACCTTTTACTACTTTTAAAAGAACTCTTCTTTCAGATGCATTAAATTCTAATGCGATTGCGTCATATCTGTCATACGTACCGGCAGAACTATCAATATTGAGCATTTTTTCTTCTGAAGAAGGAAAGAAAGCACCTTTCACAAACGCATTCCCTGAACCAACTGTAATCTGCATGCTGTTCTTAGCAGTTACATAAAAGTCATTTGTTGAAAAGATTCCGCTATTGAAAAAACTTTCTAGCATCTTGCGCCAGGAAGACGCTGACATCTTTCTATCTCCGTTTAGCGAATCAAACGGATAGCCGTAAACATCTGTAACTGTATCACTCATTATAAATTATCACTCCAATCTATCGATGACGGGAGAGGTGTTCCAAACGTAGGCACTGCCTTCATTACTCCATGCTCGTATACCTCATTAACCTCCGTCACTCTATCATTTGAGGTCATTCCCCAATATTCAAACCTATTTGTGACTATATCGCCAAGATCGTAATCAGAAGGATAGTTATAATTCCCTCTGATCTTATCTTCCTTCTCTAATGTTTCAGCAAGCATATTGCTGTTAAGTGTTGTATTTCCTCTTTCAATGAGTGCTTGCTTATAAGCAAGGTCGCTGATGTTTTCTTTTGAAATATCAGACCCATTGATAAAAATCTCTCTTCTATCTAGTCCGGATACGGATGTACTGCCTGTTATCTCTATCTGTCTAGCTGAACCTTCACCTTGGCCACCGACATAGCACACATTTGCATATGTCTTTGAATTAGCACTATATGTCGCTTTTTCAATATCGCCGTTCTTCTGCGAGAAGATAACACGTGATATATCATACTGGCTATCGGATCTATCAACACCCTTGTATGTTTCGAATATCCATTTCTTTTCATCGAAGTCAGGCCTTAAACGAAAACCTATATCTGAAGCCTGAGAAAGCTTCTCTATGTACGTAAGTATATTTTTATAGGTTGCCTGATAAGTGATTTTTTCAGTATATCCATTATCAGGGCCTAACATAACTCCTGGAATTGCTGCTTTAGATGCCAATTCTCTCATAGAGGTTTCTACACGGCCATTAAAGTTGTATGTTCCCTTAATGATTCTTCTATAAAAATAAGATGATGCAAATCTTCCTTTGACGGTAATTTCTTTCTTCGATTTCTCATATGATATTGTAATACTCTCAATGATTCCGCATTCCTTCTTGCCCTTCAGATAGAAAAGATTCTCAAGTTTCAGCAGCTGCACATTATATGCAGTCACTGGAACATGTGCCTCAAATTCACCACATGAGTTATATTTGCGCATCCACTGGAGAGAGAAAACATTTTCAATCTGACCTAGAAAGTTCATATTTCCATCATAGATTCTTATGATCATAAATTAGGCCTCCACATAGTTTCTTTTAAATGAAATTGATACAGTCATATTCTCTGCCCCTGATTCTGCAGTATATCCTATATGATTAATTCCTGGCTGCAGTCTTATAAAGTCTGCAGATGTAGGAAGATACATATTTACTTCTTCTTTTTTTCTATCCTTTAAAAGATAGACATGACAATCATCTACAAGGGTTGTGATAATAAGCTTTTGCCCATTTTCTAATGTAAAATCCTTTTTACCAGAAATGCCTACAGTCATGTGCTCCCCTGATTCCTGTATTGAAATCGAAGGGTTTAAGACACTTCCTATAGCCTCAATAGTAATGGTCATGCCAGTTTCAGAACCGTTCTGATTATCTATCTCTAGATTCTGTACTATTTCTATTCTTGATATTTCCTCCGTTGTGAACTCATGAGGAAACTCAAATAGTGGAATGACTGTTGACATTGCAATACTGTTGTCTTCTATATCCGTAAAATAGGGATTCGCACATATCAGTGATATCTGATGAGTGCGTTTATAGAATATGCCATCCGTTCCTGTTACCTTTTCTACAGTGTAGTCAATCTTTCTCTTATGAACACCATCATCATATTCAAGCGTGCCATCAAGAGAGAAAAGCCTGTCAAGCATCTCTCTATGATTAGCATAGCGCTCATTATCAACAACTTCTAACACGATGTTTCTGTACTTCATTGTGCGTCCTAATATTGATGCACCGTCAGAATTACCATTCTCCTGTAGATTGACTGTATATGTTGAGTCATATAATCCATCACAGTCAGTAATTACAAAAGGAGACAGTGATGTCTCGGTGAAGATTATTGAATATCCATTTGAATTAGTACAGGTGATTGTCCTATATTCCTTTTCCTCCAAGAATCATCACGCTCCTTTCAGTCTCTGAATCAATTCTCTATTTGCATTTCTTGTCTGTCTTGATACTTCTGAAGGATCTACAGCATCAGGCGCTGTAATATTGATAGTCTGATAGATATCACCTTTTCTATCTTCAGTATGCGGTTTTTCAAATCCTTCATTGATTAGCTGCATCTTGACTTCTCTTACAGCACTGAATGTCATTGAAGCACCAAAGCTGTCAGATTTATTGAATTCATCAATAAGCGAATCATTGAATGCTGCTATATCCTTTCTGACGGTATCAAATGAACCTAGAATTCCGACACCAATACCTTCACCGATGAATCTGCCGACCATATCCCTCATGATTCTAGAAGGAGAGTGGATACCAAGGAATCCCTTAAAGCTTTTGACGATGCCGCCGGCAAAGTCTCCAATCTTCTTAGTAATCCATGCACCCATGCTCCATATACCCTTCCAGATACCTTCGACAATATTCTTTCCGATTGATAGCATCTTTGAAGGAAGCGAAGCAAGTGCTTTTACAATGATTTCAAAAATCTTTTTAGCAGCACCGCCTAGAGCACCGAATAGTGATTTGATTCCGCTTACTAATCCACTGATACCTTTGCCACCAAGTGCACGCAGTCTTTCAGGCAGCATTAGAATATTAATCAATACCGTATCTAATGCCTCTTTTCCTGTACCCTTCAGGAATCCGAATAGTGCCTTGATTCCATTTCCAAGACCTGTAATCGCCATCTTTCCAAGATTGATCCAGTTGAATGCGCTCCATACATCGACAATAGCCATTATGATTTTTGGAATATTGGCTATTAGTGTTGGAATTGCCTGTATCAAACCGAGCGCTAATTTACCAATTAATTTAACACCGCAAATTAAAATAGTTGGAGCGTTGTCATTAATAATGTTTGCGAATGTACTGATGATAGTAGGAATTTTTGCAATCATAACAGGTAATGCACTAATGATGCCATCAGCCAACTTATTTAATAATTCAAACCCACTTTTTATAAACTGTGGTGCTTGCGCTGCAATGTTGCTTGCGAATTTCTGAATGGCATCAAGGATTCCTGGCATATTGTTGAAAGAATTGGTCAGTATGCTGACAATTGAACTGCCGATATTGCCTATCATTGGAAGCAGATTGCCACCTATAAATGTGCCTAATGATGAAACAGTATTTTTAAATGTACGCCATACGCCATCACCAGTAGAAAGTGCTCCCAAAAAGTCCTGTACTGACGCCTTGACCATGCCAAAAGAACCAGTGAGAGTAGTACTTGCTTCTTCTGCAGTCGTTCCGCTGATTTTCATATGGTCCTGTACTACAGAGATTGCATTCGCAATATTACTAAATGACATATCGCCGTCTTTAACTGATACATTTAGTTTTTCCTGGGAATCCTTATATGTAGACGCATCTTTTATAAGTCTTGCCATTTCTGTCTTGGTTCCGCCATACCCTAACTTTAGATTGTCTAGCATTGTGTAATTTTGTTTTGCGAAACCCTGATAGGCATTCTGTATATCCTGTAGATCAGTCCCCATTTTGTTTGCGTTGTCGGACATGTCAACCATTGCCCTTTTCGCAATTTCCGCTGCCTTGGCAGTATTTCCACCGCATGAAGATACAAGTGAAGCTGCAAATGATGTGGTCTGTTCCATATAGGTATTTGCTGAAACACCTGCATCCCTAAATGCTGTCTGTGCTGCTTTTTTAATCACATTTGCACTATTGCCAAAAAGCGTTTCAATGCCTCCTATGGACTGCTGAAGCGCGCCTCCTTCTGTCAGTGAGGCGCTGAGAAACTTTCCTATTCCAGCAATAGTTATAGCACCCTTGATTTTAGAGACCAGCATACTTCCGAAAGTTGCGCCACTATTGTCTGCCTGTTCCTCAAGAGGTTTCCCCATGACCTCCTGGATGGATGCCTTAATGCCCTGAGCGGATGGAACAATCTGCACATAGGCCTTACCTAAATCAGTTCCATTCTGTTTTGCCATTTAAGCGCCTCCTTTCTTTATGATCTGCATTCTTGCTCTTTCAAACTCTTTCGCGCTGTTAAAGCCTTTGGTCTGCTTTTTCTTTACAGGATTCATCAGCTTTTCATATATTGATTCAGGACGATTTCTATTTTTCTGAGCGTCTTTTGTCTTAGACCAGGCAAGAAGTGCCAGATAATCAACAGCGAGTGCACTTAGTATAGTTTGAGTATCTATATTCTGTTCTTCCATCGCCATTTTAAGTCTTGAATCATTTCGTAATCCGCTGACAAGAACATAGATATAAGAAGGCTTGTAAGACATGAAGTCATATATGTGATATGTTTCAGCCAAATCACATATAATCTGATGCTTATAACCTCGCAAAAGGTTTGCGAGGATTACGAGTTTTTTAAGTCAGTACCATCATCAATTTTGACTGACATCATGTCATTCATTTCATGCTGCATTCTCTTGAGAGAAAGAAAGCCATCCTTTCTTCTGCAGTATTCTTTCAGTGCTCTATAACCTTCATCACCAATCATATATTTAATTAAACCCGGCATTCCGAGCCCTGTTTCAGCAATATCGTTTACCTTTTCAATGAATTCATAATCATCCATAAGGCGCTTATCGATTTCAAACTTAAATCCTGAAGCTGTTTCACCTTTGATTTTCTCTTCCATCTGTTATGCTCCTTTTTTCATGATGTATTCCTTATGATATGATCCGTTTCCATCAGGTCTTGCCTTGAATGTACAGTCATACCCTACAGCATCATCATCCTTATATGTAATTTCGCCAACTTCTGTAAGCTTGCATGCCGGAATAACAATTCGTTTTAATACTGTTCCTTCTGCAAGAATCATATCAATCACTAGTACTCTATATCCCCTTGTGTTGGCTTTTACATCTACAGTAACTCCTGTTTCAATATCACCGGTTACTTGTTTCTGTCCAAAGACTTCCTTCAATACATCAGTATTTAATGATTCAATCAATGTGAGACTGAATTCGTCTGAAAAATCTTTATCAACATCAAGTACAGTGTCTCCACCCCATGCAGTGATTGAATCGCTTGAAGAAGATGCCTTATTCTTGACACCATCATCAGAGCAGTATCCAAGTGATTTGAATGCTTTATCAAGTTCTACAGCTGCACTCGTTGGTAAAGTAGTACCGTCAGGTGCCGACCAGACAGCACCTCCAATCTTAGGCTTTCCTGTTGTTACATTTGATGCATCTACATTTGCCATGTCATTTCCTCCTCGTAATTAAAAAACCAGGTCATATACTGCCTGGTATCTGTAATGCTTTGTACTTGTATCGGTATAGTTATAATCGCTGTTATGTCTGCTTGCAGAGATTCTTGGGCATTCTGCAGCATTATCCATTGCTTCTTTTACCTTCTCGTTAAGAAGGGCAGCTTCATAAAGCGAAGAACCATACGACTGTATTGCAAGAGTTGCATGCCTGATGAAATTATCAGTATATCCTCCTGTTTTTTCGACAACAATAAAAGTATCCTGAGATGCATCATCATACTGTGCATAGCAGGATACTCCTGTCTTCTTCTGAAGATAATCAATGATATATGTTTCTATGATCATGTCTATTTACCTCTTGCAGAGCCGAGAGCCTTAAGGAGCGTATTGTGCTTCCTTTCAGAATAGTATGCATGTGGTGTAGCAGGGCTTACTTTAACAAAGCAGCGGTCCTTGTTGGCTTTTACTTCCATCGCATACTCTTCTCCAGCCGCTTTCTGTACTCTTTCTCCATATGCAGAAACGATGTTCTGCATTTTAGAGCCACTTAGCAACTGCCTTACGCCCTCTTTATTCAGTTCGAATTTATAATGATTACTCATATCTTTCCACCACTACTTTCTTATTCCATCGAAGAGGTATGTTCTCTTCGATTCCTTCTATTGGTTCCCCTACTGTCTTCCATGTCTTCCCATAGAATTCTACTTTAGTATCTGTCCAGTCATGCATATCACCTTTTGGGATGGCAAGATTATACTGAGTCTTAGCAATAGATACGTTCTGATTAGATGATAATTCAGAACTGCCTACTGGTGCTACAAGAACATCATCCACCTGTTCTGGAATATATTTATAATGCATATGCCCAAATGCATCACTGCCAGTAGGCTTCTTCTGATATACAGTTATCGTGATTCCTTTAAGTCTCATAGATTTCCATTGCTCCATATCTCTGCTTGATGATACCCATTCGTTTCAGTTCATTTCTTAAATAATAAAGATCATCACCTGGATTAACATAAGTACCGCTGAAAGTGTACCCAAGCGCTGACTGTGAGAACTGTTCAAGCGGCATATCCTGGTCATCATCTTTGGACATTACACGGTGAACGCATGCTAGAACAACCATTTTTGCAACATTTGCCTTATCATCAGATGAACTGATCACAGCGCCCAGGTTCATATTCCTTTTATTTGCCTCCTCTCGTAAAAGAGAGGAAGCAAGTTCAATGAGCATCAATAAGCGCTTATGCTGTTCGTTATTCAGAGCAGTGTTGTAGACCTTTTCATAATCTTCTACTGATGCATAGATATCCATCTACATCACCTTATACATGTTTTCTAACAAATACAGTAGTAGGCTTTGAAACCTTATATCCGTATACATTTCTACCCTGAACGGCACACGCACCGATATGCTTACCATCAGCAAGGTCATTTACTGAAACTGGAACGGCCCAATCATCTACGTAGTGACAGAAGATTCTGTTGCCTAGGATGAAGTCTACCTTATCATCTGATAAGTTATCTACTTCATAAATATCAATTCCACCGATTCTGCCTACTACACCTTCCTGTACCACCTGGTCACCTAAGTTAGAAGGCTTAATGAATTCCGGACACTGTAATAATACTCCGTACGCATCAGGAGTGACTGTGAGCCACATTTCTGATGTTTTGACATGTGCCTTTCTTGCCTGTGTTCTAGCATCGATTACAGCCTTGTAAACAGTTTCTGGTGTTAATGCTGCAGTGTCCTTGATTGCAGTACATTCAAGTAAGGCGTTTCCTAAGTTAGTGTCAGTCTCAACAGCCATTGAATAACCGGCTGAATCTAATCTTTCCGCAACTAGATTATCTGGAACTGCTGCAGCCGTATGCTTGTCAATCAATTCGTTTACAGAGGCATCATGATCAATAGGAAGTGTGATATAAGTAGTATTAGATGTAGTTAACTCAGTTCCGTTTGTCTTATCATAATCTTTTACTTCTACTTCTGTATCTCTTACAGGGATTTTAACGGCACCTGCTGTAGGTGTACCATCATAGTTTCTATTGAATAGATTAGCAAATACTGATGTCTTTCTCTGTTTAGCCAATACAAGGCTTGAATATCTTTCCTGTAATTCTGGATTCTGTGCCATATGTATGTTCTCCTTTTAATTTTATAATTTTAAGTCTGGATTCATTTCTCTGAACTTCTTTTCGACACCGGACATCTCGCCACCAAGCTGATTGTTTGCGGTAGGTGATGTTGGTTCAGGTGCTTTTGTATGAGGCTCATTGCTAGGCTTTGGGAATAATTCAGCAAGGGCCTTTGCAGATTCATTGAGTTCTTCTTCAGTCTCTCCTTTTAGGAACTGTGCAGCTGAGGAAGGAAGCTTATTATCTGCAGCCACCTTGCTAAGAAGTTCTTTTCTATTGAATCCTGCCACCTGCTGCTTTAATGATGTATTTTCCTCTTTTAGGTTCTTCAATTCTTCAGAATTCGAAGTTGAATAAGTATCCTTGAGCGCCTGTACATCATCAGGTGACATATATCCTTCATATTTTTTCTTTTCTCTAGCTAGTCTTTCTTTGATTGCATCATCAAATTCTTCCTGTGTGTTGATTGGTGTAAAACTCATATATATTCTCCTATTTCTCCGTATAGTTACGTAATTTTTAAATAAGTACTTTCTGCTTCTTTCTTGCCTTCTTGAGAGAGCACTGCCAGTGTGCCAGCACTACTGATTCAAGAAGAGAAATGTCAACCCCTTCAATGATTGACTTGTATCCGAATCCCCCGTTTGTTCCAATAGCACGCTTTTCACAGTTGGATACGCACTGTGAAAGCGATGGCTGACCAAAATGGCATATTTTTGAAGCATACAGAGCCTTTTCAAATGAAGCGCCTGCTGCAATGATATCTGCAGTCTTTGGCATGATCACCTTTAATTTGATGCCGGTCTCTTTAAGCTCATTTATAAGCATCTGCTGACCGTTCGCACCGTCTACTGTAATCATGGCAATATCTGCCTTTCTAAGAAAGTCAATAATCCATCCGTTGCCTTTTCTAATAGGTCTGCATCCAATGACATCAACTAGTATATTGTCATCTTTTGTCTTAACTGCGACCGACATAGAAACATTACTGCCATCATGACCATACTTTATACCAACAAAGAGAGGACCTTTAAACTCTGGAATAGTCTCTACTTTCAGAGCGTTCCACTCATTTTCTGATATTGCGGATTTCTGGTTATACTGAAGCCATAAACCGAATCGCTGTATATTGAAGTCAATTTCATCACTTGAATCTTCAGCTGCAACAGAACGCTCCTTTAGTGTCTGACCTAGTGAGGGGTTTGTCTCATACCATATATCCCTGTCTTTTACATCGGACATATGTTCAACAGACCATTCAGCCCACCCACTTGTATCAGAACCCCCTGAAAGACATTCCTTTCTCAGATTAACAAATACAGTACCTGAAGATACTGCAGTTGGTGGAGTACCACACATAAGTGTCTGAGGGTTCTCTGATGAAGTAACTACATACTGAAGCGCTGACTGCTGGTCTTCAGTGTATTCCTGAGCCTCATCCACAACGAGAAGGTCAAAGCCTTCACCAAGTCCTCCCTTTGATGATCTTGTTCTGAAGGAAGCACTTCCCCCACCTTCATCAAGGATTCTTATTGTCTCCAGTCCAAACTGGGCTGTAGCCGTATAGGACTTTTCATAGGTCTTTTCCTTATCTGCTCTTTTTACCTCAGTATAATCATTTTCATCAAGCATCTGCTTAAGCTTCTCCCACGAAGCATGCGATGTAGTTGTACGGTGCGCTGTATGTAGAATCTTTTCCCCATGCAGCAGACCCCACAATTCTCTCATGACAAGGATTTCAGACTTCCCGTTACGTCTCGGTATTGAATATCCGTATTTTATATGGACCCATTGACCATCATCATCAACAGCCATTATGTCCATCATCTGTATTTCCTGCCATTCCATAGCATTACGTGTGGTATTGTTGTATAGTTCTATAGCTTCATTCCCTAATGTGCTCTTATAGGGGATAATGTAACTATTCGTAGGAGTCTGTCTGCCTATCTTATTAGACATGTGCCTTTAACCTCCTACTTTTGTGTAATTAAAAAGGTGTCACAATCAATTGACACCACCTCCTAGATTACATGCGTTTTCACGCGTTCGCGTGAGTTTTCGCGCGATTATATAAACATTCCATCTAAATGGATTTGCTTTACATCTTCAACCGCGCCCAAATATTTTTCTTCGTTGAATATGACATTTTTCAAATAATCCAACATTTTCACAATTATCCATTGAGTAGTTGGGTCAGTATGGACGCTGAATTTAAGAAGTTTAAAAATTTTAGGTTTGTTTGAAAATAATTAGTAAACCAGTCATAGGATAAATCATTTTCAATCTCTAAAAACTTCTCAAATACTTCTGTTTTCTTATCCTCATCAAAAAGAATATCTTTCAAGGCTCCATGAAGTTGAAAGTTTTCTTTTATCCCCAGGATCGTATTGATATCACTAGTTGTAATCATGAGTTTCTCCTTTTTTTCTTGAATAATATGTGCTATTTTTGTATAATATAAATGAAAAGAGGCATGCCCCACTGTAACCAGAGGGGGGGCCTCTTTTTTTATTTTCTTTTTATAACTATCACAAGTTCATCCATACGTTTAACAATTATAGTATTAACATATGATGTTTTGGGTTTTCTGTATATTTCATCTAATCTTTCCATGATTTCAGCATCATTTAATCCTGTCTTGGTTAAATCAAAAATGAAGTTATTTGCTTGCGCTTCTTTTTCTTCGACCGCATGGAACAAAGTATGCATACCAGTCCCTTTCAAAGTTTTTAAATCCCAAAATTCTCCATTCCATAAATAATCAGCACATTTTACGCCGTTAGCTTCTTGTATTTCTGGCAGATATAGTACTTCTCCGCCAAATATTTTCTTTAACCATTCCGCAACTTCAACTTCGTTGTTTTTATGTATTATTTTATTTACTTCATTAACATAAAATAATCTTCCTTTAATTGTAACCGACTTGGCATTTTCAACAACACCCTTACCAGGAGTTGCTTGATTTAAATAAATTTTAGTTACATCTTTCGCCCTATCAGGTAATCTTAGTGGCGCTTTTTCTTCTCTTACTTTTGAAGGTGTATTTAATTCGATGATTTCTCTTGAATGGACATCTTGAACTTTCCCGTCACCGTTCCTTGGGTCATAAATAACTTGACATCTACAATTAGCGTGCCTCCTGAATACGTCATTCCCTTTATTTTTGACATCCTCATAATTATACACACCTGCAAGACCTCTACACCACTTGCAGCATCCAAAGGACGCTCTTCTCACAATGACAGGCTTACGATTCATGTTATAGTGCAAATCTGCATTGACTCTAGCCCCTTCATCCACAATTGATAATGCGTTAGTTATGACAGGCTCATTTAGGTAGCTCTTTACATCGTCAAAATATTCTGCTTCAGATACCTTTTTAATGAGTCCTAATGTCTTGTCTACATTGTATGAGGGTTTTCTTGCCTTGGCATTTATGCCTGCCTTTTCATTCATGACATCCATTGCGCCACATACATAAGAGGATATAAGACCATAGTTATTCTCTAATGTAGGATTTAGTATTGCACTCGCAATATCGTAGTACATCTTGCCATCTGGAAGCACATCTGAAGAGAGATTCTTCATATATGCTTCAGCTAGAATCTTTCCGACTTCTTCTGCATATTCCATTGCCTTGAGGTAATCACAATTTTTGCTTTTGATGGCTAATAAAAGTTTTCTTACCTTCTCAGACTTCTGATAACTTAGAGTGAAGCTTTTATTTATTTTTCTGAGCAGTTCTTTGGATACATCACTGTTCATCTTCTTCACCATCAACTATATCTATGTCTAAAGGTTTTAAATAGGCTGGAGTTCTGTCATCGGAAGACCTGATTCCTGTTAGATCCTCAAGCGTACTCTTATCAAAGTAGTTAGAAATTGCTGTATTAATTTTTGATACGCCATCACCAATACCTGAAAGCATAGTTGCATCAACATCAAACGCTGGCTTCCATCGTACGGCGATATTTGCAAATTCATTACGCTTATATGACTTATTGTCCTCAACACATTTAGCAAGATATCCTGTATTAATGATACCTACACTGAATGTGTCCTGTGCGCTCTTTGCCATCAGTCTAAGACTTTCATGAGATGCTTTAATTCCTTCAGCACTAGATGGATTTTCCGTAGTAAATCCTAGATCATCTAATGTGAGTCCTGTCTCTCCAGCAAACATAGAAGCAAGAGTCTTGAGCACATCATTGTATGGTGACATTGACTGCTGATTGAACTGCCCTACTGTCGGAGCACCGCCGTCAGAATCCTTTGTAAATGCAAGCATTGAGGACATTGTAGCGCCCCACTTGTCAAACTGTTCCACTTCATCATCTAGCCCGACAACATACTTCTGAGGAAATGAATAGAACATGGAGCTTACACTCATAAGTCTCAATGCTTCCTTAGCATCATCTACATACTTAATGAGTGACTTTGATATGAGACTACGCCCAAATGGTCTAGTTGCATCAGGATTATAAATAACAGGCACTAGAAGCGGATAAGGCGCTACATTAGCCATATCCATTGAGGGGTCATGCTGACCTTCAATGTAGAATGTTGTTGAATCTGAGGTGAAATACGCTTCTACTAGCGGGTCGCCTAGTTCAGTATCTCTTTCAAGTACTGCATATCCTTCAGTAAGCATCATCGTAGATGTATCTAGTATGCCTGTGGCATTGGATCCATCTATTACCTGAAGTCTAGCGCTGCCATCATCATTCTTTGATATATATACAAAGTCACATGAAGAGATGATTGCGCCCTTGAACATCTGGTCAAAGAGCACATCTCTATTGTTCATTCTGAAGATCTTATCAAGGTTCATGATATCGTCTTCGCTGAATCCATTGAACTGTAGACGGTTGGATAATGTATCAACAGCCTTTGGAATCCATCCTACCTTCTTGCTTATGCTTCTCAGCTTTTCAGGAAGGGTGTTGGTCTGATAAGGGTCCATCTGGTCCTTCATGTCATAATACTTATAGCATTCCAGTACCTTTGTTCTCTTATGTGAAAGCTTCGCTCTCAAGTATTCAATTCCTTTATAATTCATATCTTTTTACCTGTTTTTTTCCTTTCTGAGAGGCCTTTGAAGTGATTTAGAATTAGTGCCCGAGATTTTCAAAACCCTTGTCAGCGAGAAATTCACGTAGTACAAGCGAACCTCTGGCTCCAGCGTTTAAGGAGTCCCATACCCCCTGTTTTTTAGCAACAAAAAAGACCATCAATAAAAATGGTCTTAAGATGCTCTATATGTAGTCCAATCTACCTTGTGAGGAAGATCATCGTTCATTATCTGACTGTCTCTCTTTACTTCTATTCGTCTGAAAAGCTTGTCACTCTTTTCACGGTTACAAATCCAATGCGCAAGCTGAAGATTATCCATGTCGCTCGGATGACCACCTTTAGCTACTGGAATGATATGGTCTATACATGGAGACATAGGGTGAGGATACTTCTTGGTGAAGTCAACAGGCTTACCACATATACCGCAGATTGTCTGTGTAGCAAGTATCTTTTTCTTATTAATAAGAAACTGTCTTCTATGACCAGCGTTATCCTGGTCAGGTCTGTATCCTCTAGCCATGATGTTTCCTTTTGTTCTTTTCTAGTGCTTTAGTGGACTTATGTTTAGCATCTATATGCTTGCTGAAGTACACGTCAACATGTTCACGTCCGCAGATCATGCAGCGATAGAACACAATCTTCTTATCAAAATGACGTTCATCATCATACTTAATCTCGTAATGATCCTCATAAAACTGATGCCAGTGACCTCTCATTCCCTGTGCCATATTTAATCCTCGCAAAATAAAAAGCGCTACTATGAGCGCTTTGGAATTATAGTTCTCTCTCAAACTATTTCTACATTTTAACTATATAGTGCTGATAACATAACATTCAACTACATTAATCTACATTTTTAATCATTTACTTGCATTTATCTACATTAATGTGCATTTTCTAACTCGTTTAATGCATCTCTTAGCATTCTCCACACGTGATTGGTAGAATAATCCATCTCATCCGCTACCTGTTCAATAGTCATGCCGTCAAGATAGCGATAGCATAATATGCATCTATGCTTAGTATCTTTAATTGAATAGACAAGATTTCTAGTCTCATCCATCTCCTTAATGAGCTCATCCTTTTCAAGAATCAAATCCTGCTTAGTCTTAGGAATACCAGTAGAGCCATAAGAAGAATAACTAATAGCTTTAACATTTACTAATCTATTTTCTAAGTATTCAACTCGCTCTTTTAGAAATCTATAATTTTCTAGTTGCTCTTTGACTCTACTCATTTGATTCCTCCTGATGATTATCTAATGTATTTTCTTTGAATGCTGCTTATAAAATTAAATCCATCTGTTAATCCTTCATTAACTATAGTTATAAATGTATCTTTTGTTTGCAGCTTTAACCTGTAGAAGTTTTTTGTCTTACCTGCATAAATCTTATAAGGACCTGTATGCTTAATCATTACTATATCTTTAGTATCATACTTTTTGTTTTCGAATTCAATTACTCCATCAAAATCCTTATCAATATTGAATTCATTCAGATAGTTAAGTCTCTTGAATGCAAGAGTATCATCAAGATATCTTTCTTCAAATATCTTGTCATTATTAAAATAGAAAGATATGCATTTGCTATACTTGTATCCTCTCCTAGTTTCAAGTCTATATGTTATGTTATCTAAATTGATAAGAGAAAAGTATCTTCTCATCTTAAAATAATCGCTTCTTTTTTCTGGACATTTAAATAATGACCACACTTCAATGAACCTTGACACTGATCACTCCTCCTACAACCACACATCTGCAACGATTCCTGTAATCCAATAAGTGACGACTGCATGCGAAATATAAAGATACTTATCTTTGCATTCATAGAATCCTTCTTTGAGTACTTCTAATTCGGTTTTATTCTGTGCATGTAGTTTGAAGATGTATCCACTTTTATAAAAGTAGGTAATTGCATATTTAAAAAGTAAGTTCAACTTTATCACCGTCTTTCTTTCATTCATCTAATGTTTTGGCTTCTAACTCATCAGTGAACACTTTTGCCTTTTCTGCACTTTCCTTTAAATTGACTGAATCACTTGATGTATTAGTTACATATAATTTTCCTAACTTTACCAGATATAATTTTTCCATTTGTTTTTCTCCTCTTTCTTAGGATATAAAGTCAGCACTGCATACTGCTCTTGTGCATATGCTTCATATCCTATAACTTGATATTCATCTTTTAACTGTTCGATTAAATCCATTAGCTGCTGCATGGAGTAATAATCGACTTTCTTATATACGTATTTCATAGTTCCTCTAATGAGATGTATATTCCTGGAACGGCACTCCAAAATTTTTCAATCACTTCAGAAGCCACCCTTGAATCATTGGTGTAGAAGCCTAACTCCTCTAAGATATCTTTCAACATCTTATTTAAATTATCAGTATCAGGCTTTGTGTATTTATACTCGCCATCCACTTTGTGACTTTTATTAAAAGGAAAACACCATTTAACAATCAACTGGCAAGCGTGATCAATCGGAACACTAGGAGTGTAAGGCGCGATTGCATCTCTTAATTTAACGTATGCCTGTTTCTGTTCAGGACTTTTATATACTCCATATTTACCGATTCTATGCTCCTGTGCAGTAATTGTCGGAGGAATCATCTTTATAAAAAACTGCATTGTTTATACCTCAATTCTTTCAAAAATCACTATTTACTTGATAATGTTCATATATATAGGGGAGAGTTTCTGAACTCCCCTATATGAATATGAATCATTAGCAATAGTGGGGCTCCCATATATATATTTATATATAGTGTGGGAGTTACACATGGGAGTTCTTTTTTATAACGCCTTTTGCGTATTCAAATTCTTCTAAACTTCCATTTTTAATCCATCTAGGTATTGCATTAGTTATTGCACTATATGTCTTCCCCATCATCAGACCACTTTCAGCGAGTTCTTTTACAGTAACCTGACCATCGTGATTTAACTGTTCAAAAGCATTTAAGAATAATTCAATATTTTCATCCTGTTTCTTCTTGTTAGTCTCGTTCATCTTTTCGAACTTAGACTTTTTCTTTGAGCCTTCAGGACGGCAACCTTTTAATAAGTTAGCATTATCCAAAATGTGAACAGGATATTTAAAAAAGCAGTTGATAGGGTCAAATGTAGGGAACTCTCTAAGAGTTCCAGATATCTGAAGGGCAGTAATATGTTTAGCTGCATCAACTTTTAATTCAGTCAGATACTGTAATTCGTTCATCTGCTCAAATCTAAGCATTTCAGCACAGTAATCATTCATCGCTTCAAAATCATGATCATCTGTTTTCTTTGTCTGATAGATGTAAGTCTTCCACTTAGGCACATACTTATCAAGTACAGCATGCATTGCTTCAACTCTTGCTTCATTAATGAAGTGTTCTTTGACCTCTTTATTCATGTCCAACTCAATCATATCTAGAAGCGCGTCAGGGTCTCTTGCGAAAACTCCTGAACCACTTGCTCTGTCCATTGACTTCTTGCCACCCTGAGCGCCTTTTGAATGATGATGTGCATATATTACTGAAGCACCAAGCGCGTCTGCTATCTTATCGAACTGATTACAGAACTTAGCCATTTCACTCGCACTGTTTTCGTCACCAGTAATAACTTTATAAATGGGGTCTACCACTACGGCGATATACTTTTTCTTTTCTGCTCGTCTTATCAGCTTTGGCACTAACTGATCTAGTGCAGGAGTCTTCCCTCTCAAGTTCCAGATAAAGATTCTATTTGCATTGTTGGGGGGCAATCCTAAAGTCTGATAGACATCTTTAAACCTGTGAAGACATGAGGCTCTATCTAATTCAAAATTGACATATAGCACATCCCCCTGTTTGCATTGCCTTCCCATCCATTTAGTACCCTCAGCAATTGCAATACATAATTCTATCAAAGAGAATGATTTACCACTTTTAGAAGGACCAACTAATAGCATCTTATGGCCTTGTCTTAAGATTCCCTCAATTAATTCTTCTGCATAATCAGGAAGATTAAATAATACATCAGCCAGATTTTCTTCATCAGGTAAATCATCATTCATTGACTCGACCCACTCGACCCAGTCTGACCACGTCTCTTTCCCTGTATTGGTTTCAATAATGAACTGTTTATGATCACCACGAATACATCCAGGCATTCTTGAAAGTCTTGATGGATTCTTATTCTGACTGTCAACTTCTAAGCCGTTCTTATCGCATATCTTATATAGATAACTTACACGTTCTCTGTATTCTTTATTGTCGGAAGCATCAACCTTGACAATAGCATGTATTGATTTGGCACCGCTGTAGACAACTGCTGCAACAGGCAGTTCTAACTGATGGATGATGGACAACTGCTTCCCGATATCCAAACTATCAGATTCTACAAGAGCATATTTAAATGATGCTATATCTGTATTTCTAACACCTTCGCCATTAAGCGGATTAAATCGAATCCATGCTCCTGCTGCTTGATTGTAGTCTCCAATCACTGCTCCAATGTCACCATTGCATGAATGAAGTCCTTCAACAATCTGCCCTGCTGTCATTCTGAAGTTTCCGCGGTTTCCAGGAATGAACTTCCCTTTTTCGTTTTCTATTGAGGAAACTACAAAGCCAACATACTCGTCTGTGTCGAATAGAGTAGTTAAATATCTAATTAACTCATTAGCTGGATTCCAATTCGAATCACTAGGCTCATGTAACTCAATACTATCTATAGAGTCCTTGTCTATAATGTTGCCAATTTCGTCTTCCCAATCAAGAACACCATCATTAGGATCTATCTTTTTTGGAGGAACAAAACCACCTCTTTTAGCATAATCGAAGATTGTTCCGCCTGTGACAATATCCCCTGCCGTTTCGTTGAAGGAATTCCATTTTGTGAAGCACTCTCCTCTTTTGTATCTTTCTGAGTCCTGAGCACTCCAGGAATCCCAGTCACTTGCTTCATATCCCTCATGCTTGAGAGCCATTCCAACATTAGTCCATTCTTGATAGGAAAGTTCAGAAGGGTTGATATAGTCAAGCAGCTCTAATAGATTGTATTGTTTCATTCTTATTCAACTCCTTCTGGTTTATAAGTAGAAGCTTGTATACCTTTTGGAAGTCTCCAGCTATTTGCTGAAATTCTAGAAATCATTGAACTAGCATCTTTGAATTTCCAAGTTCCAACATTCCTGAATCCTCTTCTTTCGAGGAATCTTACTTGTTTTGGAGTAGCTAGTCCTTCTTTACTTCTTAACTTTAACCTGTCAATCAGCATTGAAGCATATCCAGCATTAGGAACTTCATTAGATTCAATCCCATGTGCTTCTAAATATTTTAACTGCTTTTCGTTGGCTGGAGCACACTCCCATCCGAAAGAAGGAATGTAATTCTGCAAGTCTTCAGCTTGTATGCTCATTGCATACTGCAATGGATCAACTAGCTTCTTCTTGCGTTTTCTCATTTCTTCTAGCTGATCAGCAAGTGCTTTTTCTCTTTCTTCTTGGACATCTTTCAAAGATTCTTCTTCAACCTCTTGAATATCCATTTCAATTCCTGCGCTATCTTCTAACTTTTTTGTCATTTTTTTAGCGACTTCATCACTATTACAGATAAGTGAGGCTGGATGACACAATTCATGTCTTTCACTGTGCCAGAGGAAATCCAATAAAAGTAAATCTTTCTTTCCTGTCTGAGGTGATAGTCTTGTACCTCTTCCAACCATCTGAGAATAGAGACTTCTTACTTTTGTTGGTCTTAATACAATGACACAATCAACATCGGGGCAATCCCACCCTTCTGTTAATAACATCGAGTTGCAAAGGACATTGTATTTATTTTCTGCAAAGTCTTTTGTAATCTCATTTCTATCTTTGGAATTGCCATTTACTTCAGTGGCTTTAAAACCATGCTTATTTAAAATTTCAACAAACTTTTGAGATGTTGAAATCAGTGGAAGGAATACAACTGTTTTTCTATTCTTGCAGTACTTTTCCATTTCACTGGCAATCCCTTCAAGATAAGGATCTAATGCGCTACCAATATCGCTTGCCTTGAAGTCTCCAGCACTCATCGAAACACTTGATAAGTCTAAAGTCAGTGGTATAGTCAACGCTTTGATTGGCACTAGATAACCACTTTTTATTGCTTCTGGTAAAGTATATTCATATGCCAAAGTCTGAAAGTATGAACCTAAGTTCTTCATATCTCCTCTATCGGGAGTAGCAGTTACTCCAAGAACTTTCGCACTGTTGAAATACTCCAATACCTTCTGATATCCATTACTTAATACGTGATGGGCTTCATCAATAATTATTGTGTCAAAATAATCTCTTGAGAATTTAGACAATCTTTTATCGCTCTGTAGTGTTTGAACACTTCCAGTAACGATTCGAAACCAATTGCCAATACAAGTCTGTTCAGCTTTTTCGACTGCACAGCCAAGTCCTGTCACTTTCTTAATTTTGTCAGATGCCTGTTCTAGCAGTTCGCCTCTATGTGCTAAAATAAGAACCTTATCTCCTCTTTTAACACAATCCTCAGCCACTTTTGCGAACACTATTGTTTTTCCACAGCCAGTGGGAAGAACGAGAAGGGTTCTTTGAGTTCCCTTCTCTTCCCACTCTGTGAATATGGCATCATGAGCCTTTTGTTGATAATCTCTTAACTGCATTATTTCCAGCTATTATTTCCCCAAGCCTGTGGCTGAGAAGGTGCTGGAACATTATCATTGATCACGAATTCTTTTACATTATTGTAGATTGCATCATTATATTCTCTATGAGAGATTTTAACTGTTCCTGTTTTTCCAATAATTCCGTTCCAGTCAGGACGGAACGGAACTCCTTTCTGTTTCATCCCAATACATTCAAAGAATTGAGAAATCTTCCACTCAAGTGATTTGTGAAGAATTAATGAAGTAGTCACTTTTACTTCTTTTCCTTCATAGTTGATTGTTAATGTGATGTCTGCCTTATTACACACAGGGAGTTTTCCATTACCTGATGTTTTAGATCTAACAAAATTATCTTTAATGATGAATTGATAAGTTCCGACAGGCAATAATGTGTATTCTTTGGCTTCGGCTGTAATTGTATCATCCCAACCCATAGCACCATCATTTTGAGATGCTTGATTAAATCCGTTCTGATTGTAGTTATTAAAATTATTATCCATTTCTTAATCTCCTTTTTAAATTAGAATTGCATTTCTGTTTCTGTAATAAAGTCTTTTAAGTTGCTCCAATTGCTAGCAATGAATTCCCAGAAGTCATTAGGCATATTTTCAATTGGAGTATCTTTTGGGAAGAATCCCTTTAAGAAGATGACTTCCTTCAATTTCTCAATTGAAATATTGTCACATTTCATCAAGTCTCTTACTTTAGAAGGAATCTTCTGATATTCTTCAGACTCAAAATCAATAGCACTCACAGGATTATTTTCTTTAATCTGTGGTTCTTTTGGTTCAACAGGTACATTTACCTGTGTTTGTAGTTTTTCATCCATAGCAGGAGCGCTCATAGGCTGCACGCTATGAACTTGTTCAAACTGATTTCCTGTCAGACTTTTTTCAACAAAAGGTCTAATGACTTCATAATTGAATTCGCATTCTTCAGGCAATCCATGACGGTTCTTTGCATCCCAACATGGTTTATGTGTGGTATACATCATTCTTTTACCGCCAACTGCTTTACCTTTACCGTTGTTATCAACTTCAGACACAAATGTCTGATAGTTGACAAATAGAACCATGTCAGCCCATTCTCTGATTAATCCAGATGATTTGCCTCCTGTTTTCTTGCCAAGCTTTAACTCATATCTATCATATTTTCCTGTTTGATTTGGTTCTTCAAACTTTCTAATTTGACTATGCGCAGTTAAAACAATAGCCATGTTCCCAATACTTCTAGCTTCTTCGAGTAAATTTAAAAATCTTCCTTCCTCTTCTTCGAGATATACATATCCATTTCCATACCCAAAATCTTCAATTCCTTTTAGACCAGCCTTTTGACAAATGTGATCAATGATCAATCTTTCTCCCCAGTCAATAGAATCAATAACCAATGTTTTACATAATTTATTTTTAGCTGCATACATAACTTCTTCTTTTAACATCTCGTAAGATGTAGGCTTTGGAAGTCTTCTCACATTCATAAAGTCTGTGGATCCTTCGGTGTCAATAAATAAAGGTTCTGGGAATTGCGCTGCAAAGGTACTCTTTCCAATTCCTTCAGGTCCATAGACAACTACTTTTAAAGGCTTATCGTTTATGCCTGATGTGATTTCAAAATTCATTACCACTTCACTCCTTCCCAAGAATTAGCACTCACTTTTGGTTCTTCTTTTACTTCTTCTTTCTTTTCTTTTTCTAAATTATTTTTGGCAACATAGCCATCTTCAATAATGATTGAACACTCGTCACCTGTGCTTACTCTCGTAGCAATAGCCTGTAATCCTTCAGATTTTAGCCAAGTGCCAAATTCCTTGAGTGTGTTCATGTCCATCTGCTCCAATTTATCCAACAGGATAAAGCCACAATTCGGATTGATTTTTCTGCAAATAGCAGTAGCCACTTTTAACTGCTGTGAGCCACTCATGTTATCCCATTCTTGACCGAGATAAGTGATTTTTCCATTTTCAATCCCTAATCCTTCAAGAGGAAGATCAGCATTATTTAATAAACTAGCCTTTTCTTTTCTGATATCTTCTAACTCCTGAGACTTAGAAGCATATTCCTTTTTGAGGTCATTGGCTTCTTGCTCTGCTTTTTTCTTTTCTAGGTTCGTACGGACTTTAATATTTATATCATCAATCTCCTTGATGCTTCTTTCAATTTCATCTGTAGGATTGTCTACTAGACTAGAGACTTCAACAACTGCTTTATCTCTTTCCTTGATAACTTTCAAATACTCTTCATTAAGCGCTTTTAACTGCTTGTCCAAGTCTTCCATCTTTTCTTCAATGGCTTTTGACTTAGATTTACACTCAGCAAGATACGCTCTTTTTCTTTCATTGCTTCCATTAATTGCTAGCATTTCTTGCTGCTTAGCAATCAACTCAGAAGCTGAAACAATCTTATCTGGTACATTATCGTAATGGACCATCTCTTTAGCATGCTTTAATTTCTGATCAGCAATTCTTCCGATTGCTAAGCGGTCATTGTAAACTGCCTTTTCTTTTAAATCCAACTTTGTTAACTCGTCACCAATCCCGATGATATGAAGCAATGTGTCAGCTTTTTCTTTTTCACTAGAATTCATAAATTTTGGAAGATTTAAAGCCAATTCACTAATAAATGAGTCTAATAAATTTTGACCTGCTTTCATGCCTGTTGGATCAGTGACCTTCAAGGCTGAATTCTTGCCTTTTCTTTCAACTACGATTCCGTTTGAAAGAGTCACTTTTAGTGATGCTGGAACATAACTTCCTTCACGGGTTGGCTTTGAAGGCTTGTATTTATTGCCTCCTAAGCACCAAGTAATGGCATCCAATACAGAGGTCTTTCCGTTATTATTATTGCCCCCGATGATTGTTAAGCCATTTTCAGATGGCTCAATCTGTACTGCCTTAATTCTCTTGACGTTTTCTAATTCAAGAGAATTGATTTTAATCTTCTCCATTTAGTTATTCTCCTTTGCGCTTTTGAATAAAGAATCTAATTCTCCATCAACACTGATAATCTGAATAAGCGCTCTTGTTGCGTCTTTTGGTCTTTTCCAAATAAAATCAACAATCTTTTTGAACGTTTCATTATTTTGGTCGTCCTCATTTGTTAATTGACCTTTTTGGAAGGCGTCAATCAAGAGTGACATCATTAATAATGTTTGATAATTAGTACCACCATTTTGAATGTGAACACCTCTGTCAAATGTTTCGATTTTAATAAATGCTTCTTTTTTCTTTTCCATATTTATTTCTCCTTTTATTTATTTCTGATAACAACGAGCATGTATTCAAGAATGATTAAATTCATGCTTAACGATGCAATGCTTAGAACTCTCATTCCTGTAGAATTCCAGTTATTACCACTTACAACTCCTGAAATGAAGCTGACTAAAATAATTAAATTAGATATGACAATGATTCCTTTTTCAAATCTATTCATATCCCATCACCTTCATTCTTAATTTTTGAAACTTTCTAGTTCTACGGATTCTAGGGAATCCGTATTTTCTCCACATTCTTTTTAAGAATGGGATTTTCTTTCTTGGTTTTCTTCTTTCCATAGAAAGTCCTCTCTTTCTGTGCTAAAATAAGCACGTGGTTTTGATATTTTTTAAGGGCACACGATGGCAGTCGTGTGTTCTTTTTTGTGCTCATAAGCACTTAGCGCCAAAGAAAGCATTTATTTGATCAACAGACAAATTATTTAAAAAGGATTGATATATTCAATGTAAGATACACATACGAAGGGAATTTCCAAAAAAATGAAAACGAGACATTCTACAATAATATTATTTGCCTTCTTTGGCTTTAGGTGCCTACGAGCAACTAAAGCTACTTATTCAATTGTCTTTCTTTTAGTGAGCTCCTCTACCACTGCTGCAATCAACTTATCTGAAGGAGCTCTATAGTAATTGTTCATGTAATCCATAAAAGCCTTTCTAGGGATGTAAGTACTTCTTTTACCTGAGTCATGTTTTACTACTGACCCAGGCATTACGCCCTGTTCTATAGCGTTTAGGATGAAGTCACGGCTTTTGTGGGTAATCTGCATGACTTCCTCAACACTGATACTCCATTCATCCATGATGATCGCCTCCTATTGAAGGAACTTATTAATGAAATACTGCTGACCCTTGCCAGTAATCTTAGGTGTCTTAGTAGTGATGTTTACACCTGAGCCGTTGACATAAGAGCCTTCCTTGATTTCAAAGAGGCCTAGCTCCATAGCCTTCTGTGTAGGCATGTTGTAATCAGTACCCTGGCGCTTGATCAGATAGCCTTTTTCTCTGAGCCATGCGAATAATCTCTTCTGACCCATGTCAATACCATTCTGCTTTAAGATTTTGGCAAGTTCACCAACGAGGATAGATGTATGGCTAGTTGCTACTGCATCAGCAAATAATGCTTTAGGTTTCATTTCCTCAATCTGCTTGTCTTTAGCAGCTAAGACATTCTGCGCTTCAATTAATGCCTTGGCCATTAATTCTGAGCCACTTAACTCTTTCACTTGGTACTGCCCTGTTTTTCTTAATGCTGGCAACACCTCAGATGTAACCCAACTCTTAAACTTCTTGGCACTTGGTAATTTGCTTGAGAGAACTAAACTGTATAGACCTGATTCATTGATGATTGTCATCCCTCTTGGAGAATCAAAAGTACCGTTTTGGTAGTTTTGCCTATCTTCTTCATCTACGTGTCGGTTAATATCTCTACTACCGTTTTGGTACCCGAGAACATCAGCAACATCTTTTCCGACGAACCAAGGCTCATTGTTAAGCAAAAGACTTCTTACTTCATGACTTTCAAAATTAAATAATTGTACTTCGTTCATATTAGCCTCCTTGAATATACGCTTTAAGCGTTATCTTTTTCTAAAAAAAGAAGTTGATCATATTCAACTTGATAAACTTCTTCTATTTTCTTCAACATAGGAACGTTTGGATATGTCTTCCCTCTTTCATAATTAGATAGAACATCATCGCTGATTCCAAGTTTTTTAGCAGCTTCTTTCTGAGTTAATCCTAATCTATCTCTAGCTGTTCTTAATGTATACATTTCTCTGTATGCTTTTTTCATTTTTTCACTTCCCTTATTTATTAATTAATTTAACAAGACAAACAATAGTCACGATATTCAAAATAATTTGAATAATATCTAATAAAATCTGCATATTGATATCTCCTTTCTTTTCTTCATATATTGACAACAGCGAACCAAAAAGTTAATATCAATCAAGGAGAGGAAAACCCTCCCCTCAACCTTATTTCAATAAATCTTTTACCAGATTAATTATTGAAATCATCAGGTTGATGATTGATGTAGCAAGTGCGATGTGGGCCAAACGCAATTCGTACTTGCTTTTTCTTTTGCACTTTTTCTTCACTGATAAGTCCTCCTTTCTGAATCTATTGTACTACGCTTTAAGCGTTATGTCAACGGATAAGCGTATTTTTATCGTTTTTTATTGTTATTTTTACGCAAAAAGCATATTATATATATAAGGAGGTATTACTTATGTCAGACTTAGGGAATAAAGAAGTAATGGCAAAAAATATTAAATACTATATGTCATTGCATAATAAGACAAGAAAACAGATATGTTCGGATTTAGGTTTTGCATATACTACTTTTTCAGATTGGATTAATGGGAAGAAGTATCCACGTATTGATAAGATAGAAATGATGGCTAATTATTTTAATATTGCAAAATCTGATTTAGTAGAGAGTAAAGATAAGCAAGAACTAGCATCAACTTACGATAATCTTTACAAACTAGATAAAATAAAACTACCCTTTCTTGGAAAGGTAGCATGTGGTGAGCCTATCTTTGCAGATGAAGACAGAGAAAGTTATATAATGATTGGTACTGATATTGGTGCTGATTTCTGTCTCCAATGTCAGGGTGACAGTATGATAAATGCGAGGATCCATGACGGTGATATTGTCTTTGTGAAGAAAACTGACATAGTAGAGAACGGAGAAATTGCTGTAGTAATCATAGATGATGAGGCTACACTAAAAAGATTCTTCTATTATCGTGAACAGAATCTAGTTATTCTGAAGCCTGAGAATCCAAAGTATCAGGATATAATCCTTACTGGTGAGCAGTTGAATCAAGTTAGGGTTATCGGAAGAGCCGTCGCTTTCCAAAGTGATGTAATATAAATTGATAGGAGGATTATAAATTATATGCAAGAAAAGAAAATGAAATATCAAAGATACAAACGTGGACAGATTGTATTGATTGACTTCAGTCCTTCTATGGGCAGTGAATTACGTGGCAAACATTTTGCAATTGTAATAACAAAGAAAGACTCCCCTAATAATGGTGTCTTGACTGTCATACCACTAAGTTCCAAAGAAAAACCTTACTATTTAGATATAGGAAATTTTGTTTCGAAACAGGTTTATCCGCAATTATTAAATATTACTAGAGAATTATATACAGCATTAGCAAATTTGGATTCATCTGATGAAAATGAATACAACGTTGAAGACGTTCAAAAAGTCATCAATAATGTTAATGAATTTAAAAAAGTCGCAAACATATACATTAACAAGAATAAAAAATCATTTGCATTGGTACAAAATATTACAACAGTAAGTAAAATAAGAATTAAAAAACCTGTAAATCATTATGATCCAATCAAAAATTTGATTGCTGATAGCCTGATTCTTGATTTAGTTGATAATAAAATAAAAGAATTATTCATCAATGATAAATAGCAAAGATATAATAACGAGGTTTGACAATAGCCGCTTTGTGTGATAACATCTAATTGAACAAGAGCTATACGCTATTGTTATTTACACAACGGCCTAGCGCCATTGAAGGAATCTCGTTAGAGGTTCCTTTTCTTTTTATAAAAAAGCACCCTAGCGCCAACTAGGATGCTGATAGTGATACGCCAATATCACTCATATAAAAGAAAACTCGCATAAAGTCCTTTTACGTACTCAATTATATCACGATTGGCACGTACAAGGCAAATTACAACTGAAAGGACGTGTCATATTATGCCTAGAAACTCTAGATTTAGACGTAGACCGAATAATACAGGTACCGTGGTTAAATTATCAGGTAAAAGAAGAAACCCCTACTGTGCTCGCGTAATGAGCGATGAAAGAGATATAATAACAGGCAAGAAAAAACAGATATGTATAGGCACCTTTGCAACTCGTGAAGAAGCATTGAATGCCTTATCTATTTACTCATTAAAGAGATCAAGCAGCATAACAAATGAAGAAGCTAGAAACCTCGCTCCTGATCTGTTTGACAGAATACAGGAAAAGACACAAAAGAGAGTGCCAACATTCAAAGAAATCTTTACTATCATAGACAATGAAACCTTCAGCAATAGAACCGAAAAAGGGCATAAAAACATTCTGAATGCTTTTAGCCACCTTGATAGGTTGTCAAATATGCCTGTCAATATAATCACATTAAGAGATATGCAGAACATATTTGATGAAATGGATACTGGTGTAAGTGTACAGAGAGATATGAAGCTTATCTGTGTCAAAGTGTTTCAATATGCAATTATACATAAATATATCAGTAGAGATGATGATTATTCTACTTATATAAAAATAAAGAGCCTTCCTAAATCAACGATGCATCAAGCTTTTACACTTGATGAAATAAAGAAACTCAAGAAACTAGATACACCAGAAGCGCATGTGCTGCTTATTTATATCTATACAGGGTGTAGGCTTTCTGAACTCCTCTCACTTAATAGAAAACAGATACACATAGACGAGCCTTGCAATGATGATGGAGTAGAAAGAAAAATCAGTTATATCATTACAGGTTCTAAGACTGAAGCTGGAAGAAACAGAATCATTCCTATACATGACGGAATAAAGCAGTATGTCATTGATGAACTGATTAATAAGAAAGAAAGACTATTTGATTCAAAAAGAACATGGTTTTATATGACCGTACTCTATGCCCTCAATGATCAGTTGGGCATGAACCACAAGATGCATGACACAAGAGATACTTTTGCTTCTCTTTGTCAGCTTTACGATATTGAAATTTATATACGTAAGAAGGTTCTTGGACACAAACTGAATGATATCACCTTTGACATCTATACCAATGCCTCAAAAAATAAGTTGTGGACAGAGATAAATAAGATTAAATTTTGAGAGGTTTATGATATACTTATTGTGTTAGCGGTTGAAGCACTCTAAGTGAGCCTACCTGCGGAAGCCACTCCTTGAAGTGGCTTTTCTTGTTACTGATTTGTTACTAGTTTACGCTTTCATAGTGTTTCAAACCCCTAAAAAACCGCATAAATACAGGAGGAAAATTATTATGAAACATTTGTATATGATGCGCCATGGACAAACTCTCTTTAATGTACGAAGAAGAATTCAGGGATCATGTGATTCTCCACTTACTGAACTAGGTATTAAGC